CGCAGCGAAGCGGAGGTTGCGACTAGGGAGCGCTATAGCGAGCTTGCGAGCGGGCGCGGCTTAGCCTAGGCTAAAGACTGGCAAACCTTACTACTCTGAATCTCCGCTGAAGCGGCAAAAAGTCGGCATCCGACGGGAAGCATTCGCGGAGTTCGTAGTTAGACAAAATGATGATCTTATCAGGTCGGATTCTTGTAAGTGTTCCTCCTTTGATTTGAGCTGAGAATGGGTACCGATCTGCCCAAATTTTGAGTTGACTCCCAGTACACTCGTTTTTTGGGCACCATTCTTCAATAGCGACGACTTCTTCGTCGTTGTATCCATCCCACCACTTGTTGAGTTGCTTGTGGTAGTGGACAGGGTATCGCTCCCAGAGTGTACGAGACTTGCCTGAGCCAGTAGCCCCAACCCACCACTCGTTTGTAAGATCTCCGTCCAATATTCGTGGTTGTCGTACTCGCAGACTGGTGAGTCGTGCGTGGTGAGTGAGGAACCATCGGGGATGGTTTGATCGAATCCACTCCAGGTCTCCGCTTTCTGCTGCGTTGATGATTTTCGTAATGGCTTCTTTTCCAATGGCGCCTTTTTCCTTGTTGGATTTCGGCTTTGTTCCCGACGTAAAGATATCTTGATCTTTGGAACAGTAGTCGACCGCTTGATCGATAGTCCCTCGACGTTTTTCGACATGTGCACGCGGTAATAATCGTTTGACGGCGTCGAAGGATCTCCCGTTCTGGAAGTGGATGTAACCTTGTAGATGAGGAGTACCGCCTTCTCCGATTTCTCTTCCATAGATGAGGTAAACGGCGTCTTTTCCGACCTGTTGTACATGATCTTCTTCTTCCTTGGTGTAGTTGTTGAGCGTAAAGCAGAAAGCGCGACCCTTGTTCATTTATTGGCAAATTGAATAATGAGGTGTCCTAGGTAGGGGGCAGCCCACAGGCAAAGCGCAGCTTAACTGTGGCTATAGTATTACCCCCTACCTAGGACGCCGACCAAAACATACAAACTTCAAGTCACGTAGTGGACCATCAGGCCTCAAGTGTGTCTGGATGATTTGATTGGCTCCTGGGTTTTAAAATTCTCCATTCTGATTGGCCCGCCAATCTTCAAGTACGTACTTCAAGTGCGTGCGTTCTCTCCTAACCCTACTTCAAGTACGTACTTCAAGTGCGTGCGTTCTCTCCTAACCCTACTTGAAGTTGAAATTTTCAATTTTTTTTTCTTTTTGTTTTTGTTGGGTTGAAAATTCATTCATTCTTCAATTTGCAAGATAGTGCACACATGGCTTTTTTTCGTCGATCCGGATACTCTACAAGGCGTCGATCGTATCGTCGACCTTATAGTCGCCGGTCTTATCCTAATCGCCGAGCTTATAGCCGCCCCAGTTCTCGTCGGGCTCGGTCTTATAGCAGCCGCCGTCGTACGACTAATAGCGTACCTAAGATCCACAAGATCACGTTGAGCAAATATGCTCTCTCTCAAATCAATCCGTTCGTTCCGGAGGTTGAAGGAGTAAAAATCCCCGATGCTAACACCGCCCCTGGCGTCGGCGTTTTGACATTGGATAATTTTGGTCTGACAACCTCTTCCTCTGCTACAACTTTCGGTCATGCATGGGCTTTCGCGCCATCTCTGGGCGCTGCTCTTGTTACAGCTACGCCTGCGGCTGGTAATACGTGGACATGGGATGCTGCTTATCAAGGTCGAACTGCTAGTTCGAAATGGAGTTCTATCCAAAGTAATTACCATAGTACGCGTCCTGTTGCACACGGTCTCCGAGTGTCTTCGCCGATTGCGGCGTTGACTGCAACTGGATTCCTACATGTAGCCGTTTACCCTATGAACACATTCAACAAAACAACGTGGAACCTTCCTGCCAGTCTTTCTGAGATGACCGGTTGTCTCTGGTATAACCGTTATACCATTTCAAGTCTAACTCAACATCCAATTATCGTCGTCAACAAGTTCCTCGATAATACTTCACAGCGGTATACCTCCACATTATCAGCAACTGATATTCAAAATGGTGGTAACCCAGCTGGTACTATCGAGATTCCAAACGAGTGGTGTTACATCGTCGTTGCAGTTGAAGCAGGAATTGCTTCAACAACGATGGTGAATGCTGAAACGATCTGTCATTACGAGGCGTTGCCTTTGTTGACAGGTGTAACGACTGGTACTCCAGCCGCTGCCTTTAATCCTTCGGATATGGCTGGTACTGGTCGTGTCGGTTCCAGTATTCCTCCATCTTATGTTGATGACGGTCAAGGCAATCCATCACTACTCCAACAAGGAGCTCAAGCATTCGTTCAAGGCGCTCAAGCTGCTGCACCTGGTATTGGCCAAGCTCTTGGCAATCTGGCAATGTCTTATGCTACAAGTACTAACACCAATCCTTTGCTTACGTGATAATTTATGAATATAGTTTGTCCGACGTTTATCTTTCCTGGAGAGGAAACACTGTTTAATATGTTGTCTGGACAGGACTGTGTCCCAAGAACTACAGTGCCTGTTCAACGTATTGCTCCAAATGAACCACCACTTCCAGATATTGGTATTGCTTCAATGCCACTTCCAGTTCCTGTTGGTACAGCTGTTCCTTATCCAGGAGATGCTGCTGTTGGCGTGCCAGCAACAGTCGTCGAACAAACAGTTAATCCAACAACTGAAGATATGTCAAAACGCCCAATTGTGTCTCAACATGAGTATCTGGGCCTGAAGCGTTTTATTTATTATAACGCTGACAAGGCATCTGCTACTGACTTCTGGGATGTCGCTGCCTATGAACGGGCTCGTCCGTTCGATAGGGGTACTCCACTAAACTTTAAACCGTTTCGTTAATAGATATCAGATGTTGAAGTTCAATGTTGAAGTTCAAGGTATCATCTGATCCATAGAAACTTCTATGGAAGACGTTGGACTCTGGAGCGGCTCATTATTCAATTTGCCGTCTCAAGTCCAAGTCAATCATGGATCGTCTGAACTCCCCTACGAAGTTCAGTTTCCACGATTCTTCCCTTCAAGTCCGTTAGAAACACGCTGTCGTGTGGGACTCAAGGACTCCGTATTAACGCTCGAGTATGGCATTACAAGGCTAATGTCGGAGGCGTGAACTACGCTACCATGTTCGCAGTGCATGCGTTCTTCGTACAGAAGAAACCATTCTACCTGTGTATGATATGTACATGTATAGATGGGTGACGAATAATTCGTCAAACAATCCTCATGTCGCAAACTCGTTAAGTTTTTGCAAAAAAAATGTATTATAGATGTTCTGTGGTAAGTAGGCTATTGGTTTGATCGTTGATTAGTTCGTTCACCCACTCTTGCATGTAGTCGTTATCCATTCGCAGAGCATTAATGATTTCCTGTTGTACGAGAGAGTCGTCTTGCATATGACGAATCAATGCGTTGCGTTCGTTCACTTGTCCTTCGTACCATTCTGCCGTAGTAATCGCCGTGGCTCGAAGCGTTGCAATGCGTAAGTCCTTGTGTTCCAACTCGGCTTGCGCTGCTTCTAGCTGGGCTTGTAGGTGAAGAATCATGAGAAACTGCACTTCGTTGGTGGAGTTCGCTGGATCCATGCTTGACTTGGACTTGAGACGGCAAATTGAATAATGAGCCGCTCCAGAGTCCAACGTCTTCCATAGAAGTTTCTATGGATCAGATGATTCCTTGTACTTCAACATTGCACTTCAACTTCAACCCTATATATTAATGAAATATAAAGCGCCTAAACATAAACCTTACTACTCTGAAGTCCCGCATTCAACTCGGATATAATCTAATCCGGAGCACCGCAGCGAAGCGGAGGTTGCGACTAGGGAGCGCTATAGCGAGCTTGCGAGCGGGCGCGGCTTAGCCTAGGCTAAAGACTGGCAAACCTTACTACTCTGAATCTCCGCTGAAGCGGCAAAAA